ATCGTACCAGCTGCAGTTAAAATGGCCAGTGCAATCTCGGCCCAGTAAAGTGATAGAATCTCTTTCATGTTATTGTGCTTCTTCGACCTTCCAGTATGGTTGATCGTGATGTGAGTTGTGCAAGGTAACAAACCAACCGCCAAGGCGTGGCGTGTTGAAACCTTTCTCGGTCGCCCAACCTGCAAAGCGGTCGCCAAGCATCTTATAACTGCCGAGCTGCAGATGGTGAACGCTGTCTTGGTACAGCTTACCAAAACGGCTGATGCGGTCCGACGTCACAGGCAGGTGCCACTTCTGATGTGTGTGCCCGCGCACAATCAAGCTGGCGTCTTTGAACTGCATTTGGTCAATGTCAACACGCAGCACGCCTTTAGATCGTGGAGCGTTGCCACCCATGCCGTGATGGTAGTGTACGAACGTCGAGCTGCGGCGCTTACCTTTTTGGAATATCTGCATCCACAGCCAGCCGCTGTAACCTGCCACCGTGATGTTGCCGCCGTTTTTGTTTACGATGTACGCCACGCGGTCAAGCGGGCTGGTGTGCATGCGCTTTTCAATGTTGGTCTCATGGTTGCCACGGCAGAAAAACTTTATGACGTCCTTGTACTTGGTCAAGAACTCCGCGCTGTCTTCAATAACGTCGTCGAGGTATGTGATGCTTTTGTACTCAGGTCGGATGTCGCTGTAGCTGGACCGTGGATCCCACTTGCCACCCATCAGGTCAAACCAATCGCCAAAGATGAACACGGGCGTGTTCGTGCGCTTGGCTTCGTCAAGGTGCCTGCGCAGCATCACGCGGTCACACTTGACGCTGTCATAGTGGACGTCAGAAATAAACAGCATACGCTGCGGTTGCTTGTCCAACTTTACCGCGTGGACGGTGCGGCTCATTTGTTCAATCTTCATGTGTATAACCAAACCACATCGGCGTCCTTGCTGGGGTCGTCGTCAACGTGTATGAATGTGCTCGCGATGCCGATGCGGTTAAAGCCTGCATCGATGAGGCCGCCTAAGATGTAGGCGCGGCTCCGTGAATCTACGCAGTGTATGTCTGCCGCCAAGCCTTTGAGGTGTGCGCTGTCTTTCTTGCCGCCTACCTTGCGGTTGTGATCAGGTGAGCGGTAGCCTGAATTGATGTGGAACGGAATACCAGCAAGGTGTCGCGCCTTGTCCAGCATCTCCAAAAATACCTCGTCCATCATTTGTTCGCCGCTGCCGATTGCGTCGGGGCTGTCGAACTCATGATAGTTGAAGTATCTCATAATAGGGCTATAGAGATTGCTGCAATAAATATGATGATGTCAGCAACATCACCTCGGCCATATTGCTTGGCCTTGTATATGATGTTAGCCACCACGGTTGCTAAGATAATATAAATCACTTTTCTTTCTTTTGAATGATGAACCATTCACCATCGTGGCACAACAAACTTAAACCATCATAGCTGCGGTCGAAGTCGTAAGAGGTCGCGCCGTCAATGGTTTCGCTTACGTCGTCGGGTCGTATTTGCACAATCTTGTTCGCTGCAATAGTGCTGTCGCTTTTAAAACGTATAATGCGGCCTTCGTTGCCTGTAGTCGTCGGCAGGTACATTGCGCTTGTACCATTGCCGCCTGTCCATGTGTTAAATATTATGGTGTCGGTTGACGTGACGGTGTACGATCCGCCTGCGCGGTTGGTCACTTCAGTGATGGGCTGCTGCAGGAACCGCTGGAAAATGTTTGGCGGTATGTCGCCTTCCGACGGCGTAAATGTATTCCGTAAGTCGTAAACTGGCTCACTGTCGTCGATGGGCGGGCGGTCATTGATTACCGCAGGCGTTGGTGTGCTGACGTTTGTGTCGTCGCTGCTGATGTGAAAGGCTTCGTACTCCGTCTGCACGGCACGCGCCATGAACGTAGTTTCAAACGGCAAAAAGTTGCGCGTTGAAAACAGCAGCGCGTGATACGGGCTGACAAAAGCCTTGTAAAAGCTGCCGCGCTTTACTCGTGTGCTAAAGTTTTGCCCTGAGATTACTTCCTTGACACCCAGCTGATGGATGCTCAAGGTCGCCGAGCTGTTTGCAAAGCTCGCAAAGCTGTCAACTGGTTGTGCTGGTGAACTGTTATTCTCGTAGATGTTGCGGTAATCCTCAAATGCACTTGATCCAATAACCACCTCGTCCTGCGTCAGCGTTTCTTGGTTGTTTGCTGTCGTCACCGCCTCATACACTACGCGGTCGCCGTTCGTTGCATTGCCGTTGACAATGTGCATACCAAACTTTTCCAGCTTTCCATAGGCATCTGAGCCAGTCACATCTGTAATTAAATTGCCATCGTGGTCGTAACCTTCTACGTTTACGGTAACTGTTACGCCTGTTTGCGCACTTGTAATTGCTGCAGTGTCGATGAAAACTGGTTGATTGTATAGTGCAATGCTGGCGAAGCCTTGCGGCGTGAACGTCATATTGTAGAACAGGCCGTTGTTCCTGTTCAAATATGCTGGTGTTGGCGTTACGGCAAAGTAGAAATGGCCTGCACTTGATGACCATGCTGGAGCGCTGAACGTCATTGTGTCCATGGTGTACGTATCACCAGCATAACCGACGTTCATAGTGCTTGCTCCAAATGTGACCGCGTTGTTGTAGTACAAGCTCCCCACCTTGATCTGCATCTTCAGCAAGATGCGTGCAGGAATATCTTGACCTGTGCTTGTGCCGTCACCATCAAAAGAATGATTGTAACGAAACCGCAGACGAAACACGGTACCGTTGTCATATAGTAGGTTATTGTCGGTTATGTTCGTACCAAGAGCAGTTTGATTGTTAATCGGATTAAGAAACTGCGTCTCAGGACCGACCACAGGCAGGTTGGCATCGGTGCGCCAAGTACGCTGCACCTTGTTCAGCGGTGGCAAGAAGGTCTGCACACCGCCACGCATGCGCTCCATATCGGTGTCAACTGTGAGCTGCGTGTCTGTAGACGTAGCCGAGGCGCTGATTGTACCCGCTTTGGTTACCGTGTACAAGTCCACCGTTGTGTTGTTGATCATAGCACCAACAGGCACGAAGTAAAAGCATCCCTCGTGCAGGAACACGCGAGCGTTGAACGTGATTGCAAAGTTCTTCAGCACGGTAAAGCAGTCCATGCCCTGCGCGTTGCCTGCGTCGTCAAGGTTGTAAAACGCTGCGTGTCCAACCTGTAGTTCAATCAAGGCATTTGCGCTTGAAAACGTCGTCGGCTTAAAGTCGTTGGCGTATTTCAGAAACACGTCGCCGCTGGCAAAGACGTGCAGCGCTCGCGTCTTGTTCAGCAAGTTGGTAAGGTGTGCCGCGATGGTTTCCTGCCCTGTGTAGAAGGTGCCGCTGTTATCGTATATGATGTTTTTAAGGTTGCCCAAGTCGTCCACCGCCGTCATGGTGTTCTGTATTGGGTAAGCCTCGTCCTGCAGCTCGACCTGCTCGTGCAGCAGCACGCCAGTCCAAAACAAAGTATTTGTGTCGTCAGGGTCTTTGAATATGCTGACCGTGAAGTCGGCATCTTCGCTGGTGGCTAACGCAGTCAGGAACGTAGTGTGCGCCGCTACGTTTTCGACCAATGTAAACGTCACCTCGCTGCCAATGATTGGCTGCATGCGGTCCTCGTTGTTGCCGCTGTAGCGTAAGGTGAAGCCGTCAGCGCCGAGGTTGAACTCGGTCGAGCTGCCAACAAACCCAGCTTGGTGGATGTTGAGCTTGTACGCTGTGCCAAGGTCGTCTTGGAACTCGGCAAATAGTCGGATCGGGTCAGCCATTAGAAACCTCTTACTCTGTTACGGTCAATTGCATTGCGCTCGCTGGTCAGCAAGATGTCGCGGCCTGAAATCTTACCAGTGACCTGCACCTGCGTCGCGCCCATCATATCCTGCAAACGGTCAAGCGGTGCCACTACCTCAGGGTTGATGCTGCTGGTGCCTGAACCCTCGCCTACCATTGCAAGTGATGCGCCTGTAAACAGTCCGCCATTTGCCATCATCGGCAAACCAAAGCCGCCAGCAAGAAAATATTTCAATCCTGCCTTGCCGCCTGTTATCTCTGCTACTCCTGTAGCTCCTCCAGTCAAGGCCGAAAGCAAAAGGAACACGGCGGTCAATGCTGCAGCTTGTACGGCAATCTTCTTGAGCGTGTCAATCATCACCTCACCAAAGTTGAAGGTGCCGTCAATCATTGAAGAAAACACGCCCTCAAAAGCGCCTTGCAAACCAAAGGCAAAATCTGATGCGCGTTGTTGGAATTCATTTAGACCTTGTCCTAAATCCACAATGCCCTCCTTCATCTTTTGCAGGCGAGGTGTTACACCAGTATCAATGTCACCCTCAATCATCAACGGCTCCATGGCCGTCATGTACGAAGCCTGCACCCTTTGCATGGCTTGCTCGGTAGCCGTAGCTGCTGCTGCTGCCGCCGCTGCTTCGTCTGCAAACTTCTGCTCCACACCTGCAAGCATTTCCTGCATCTTCTGCAGCTGTTCGTTGGCTGCTTCAAAGGCTGCGTTTGCTTCTTTCTGCTCCTTGATCGCCTTGCCTCCAAACTTCTCAGCAATCTTATCCTTTGCTTCCTTCTCAGCTTTAAGCAAGTCCACCAGCTTCTGCTGGTTATCAATGGCCGATTCGATGTTGCGCTTTTGCTCCTCCAGCGATAGGTCCTTGTTCGCTTGCGCTAACTTGTCAATGGCGGTGACCGCGTCCTCGGTCTTGCTGTTCATCAGAATCAGTCCGCCAACTACCAACCCAATACCAGTAGCCACGATTGCAAATGGGTTGGCCATCATTGCCACGTTCAGCGCAAGGAACGCCGTCCGTGCCAACTGCAAGCCGCTGATAAACTGCGGCACACTTACAAGCAGTGGACCAATCGCTGCAGCTACCGCAGCAATTTGCAACGCCAGCTTTTTGCTTTCAGGCGTCATCGCTTGAATGCGCTGCAGGAATGACGTGAATCCGTCAATCATATCCTTGACGACAGGCAGCAAGTCCTCTGCAAGCTCGGCACCTGCCAGCTTTAAGTTGTCAAGCGCCGTGCTGAACTTACCCGCTGCCGTCTCGCTCAATCGTTCCATAGCGCCCGCAGCAAAGCCGCCCTCCTCGGCAAAGCTCTTGAGTACCGTGTTGAACTCCTCGACGCTTACACGGCCTGCGCCAAGCTTGTCCGCTGGTAAGCCTGTAGCGTCAGCCAACGCTGTAAAGATTGGTATGCCGCGCTCGGCCAGTTGGTTGAGGTTCTCCAACTCCACCTTGCCCTTGGCATTGACCTTCGCAAAGATGGCGGCTATCTCGTCAATGCTTGAACCTGATGTTGCTGCGATGTCGCCAAGGAACTGCAGCTGCGTGTTTACCTCATCGATGCCTGTACCTGATGCGATGAGCTGGCGGGCTGATTTGGCGACTGCTTCAATTTGAAACGGTGTCTTTGCAGTAAACTCGTTCAGGTTGCGCATCATGTTAGCAGCCTGCTCTGCTCCGCCTGTTAAGGAGATGAACGATGTTTCCAGTGCTTCGAGGTCTGCAGCGCTCTTGACTGCAGCAACGCCAAGGCCAGCCAATGGCATAGTCAACGATCGGGTCAAGTCCTTACCAATGCGCTTCGTATTTCTGCCAAAGCGGTTTAGCTTCGACATGGACTTGCCAAGCGCCTTGTCAAAGTCGCGCGTTGTTGCGCCTATCGTTACTATGAGATCGTTCAGCTTTGCCATTTGTCGCGCTCTTCAATTACTTTTCTTAGCTCTTCCTTGGTTAGGTTTTTAGCGTTCTGCTTTGGTCGCTCCCAAGGAAATTGCATCATATCCTTTGGTCGCAATTTACGGCCTTTCCGTAGATGGGGCTGCATGTAGATTGTAGCCAGCCACCGCGTGCGCTCCCACTCAAAGCGCTCGGCCATCTCTGCCGTCTCGCGGTTGGCCTCCAGCGCCA